TTGTATGTCTCCCATTTACGCTGAAGTACTCTCCCAACCTTCTTTGTAGCATAATCTTTCTCCATCATTCTATCGGCTGAGACAAGAAATGACTGATCTCCTCCAGCGGCCATCCATTTTTGATAGATATCATCTTTCTTAACCGCAGAAAATATTCCTTTAACAAAATCAGTAGGCATGTAATTGTATTTAGAATAGAACCATGCTGATTGCTGGTCCCTAAATACGTTACGGATCGGGAAGGTAGGATCATAAACAACGGCTCCTGCTTGTAACCACCTGGAGGGCGCACTTGCTAGCCTGATTACCTCCAATACTTTAGGTTCCTGTTGAAAATACATGTCGTATTCCTTCGGAGCAACATCATAATAATGAACATCCCCTTTCTCCCATACACTCATTATTCTTCCACTCTCAGGCTTTTCTTTAACAAGTGAGAATTTCACCTCTCCCGTTTTTATATCCCGGAATGCCTTTATATTATAAGGAGGTATTTCCTCAATGACCGAATGTGGTATCTTTTGCTTGTGGTTCCATTCTTGAATATCGTATAAAGCATCCTTGATATTCTGCATCTGAATATTACGCTCTCCTGAAGCTAATATCTGATAGGTGTTCTCTACCATACTTTCCCATAAGGACTTGATCTGCTTCATTGATCCTCTCCTGGCAAATACCGCTTTCTCTGAGGTAGCCAAAGCATCTCTTAAGACATTCTTTTTACCTCCTCCAATTTCAAAATCTTCAAAAACCCTTTTTAATGGAGCATAAAATTGATGGTCAGCCTTTACCTTAATACCTGCTTCTTCAGACATCTTCCCTGATGCAACATAGAAGTCTATTAGTGATTCATTATACTTCTGCACCTTGCTCTGAAAATCCCATAAGTCTTTTACCCCATACTGTTCCTCCCATAGCTTAATAGAAGTTTGTGCCTGTTCTTTCGGCATCGCAGCCTGCTTAGGTTTACCGTTCTGATAAGACTCCATACTATCCTTAGCTAAAAGATAACCCATGTAATCAGCATCTTTCGCAGTCCCTAGTATAGGCTTTAATACCTTGATTAGTCCATCGATATCTTTTCTTAAAATTATTTCCTTACCTTGTCTTTCATAAGGATGATTTATTAAATATGTTTGCGCCCTACCGTCTATCCCCATCATCTGCTTAGCTGATAAGTGCGGATCCTTATATGTAGGTGCTTCCGGTCCTACTATCTTCTTCCATTCACTAGCAAGGTTTCTCATGTGTTGAAGATGGTTAACCCAGGAGTAAAGTATATTATCCTTATCTATCTTAACAATCCCATCCATAAAAGTCTCTTTCTGTGATGGTGGCTCAAATAATGTAAGTGTTTTCAGTCGTGAGTCCTGAGCATCATACCTGTTCCAGTCCTGCTTAGCCTGAGATAATGCATCCTTTATGCCTGGGGCATTATCAAGTAATTTCTCAAACCATGCATAGAACTTGGGTGTGTGCTTGATAACCGTTGCTGGGTCAATGATATAATTGTATAAAAATTCAGCCAGTGCCTCTGTTCTTTTCTTTGAAGGATAGTTAATAACTTTAAGAAATCCCGCTAGTTCTCTCTGAAAGGCATGTCTCTGTAGCACACCATCAACAACCTCTTTACCGAATTTATCGCGTAGTTGATTTAGTTTTCTATTCTTTAGTGCTACATCCTTTATGGTATTAGCATCAACAATATCCGAATATTTGCCAGCTATACCTGTTTTCTTATCCGTTCCCCTTGCTCCTGTGATACCTCTTATATCGAATACAAAGGAATCAAGATAGTGTCCTAGCTCATGTGTAAGCACTCTGATATCATTTATGCTCTTAACCCGGACAACACCACTCCGGCCATTAAATAGCCCTGCTGATTTTCTTATGAATCGCTTAAATAAACCGGTACGCACATTCTCTCCCTCTTTTAATCCCAGGTTCTTAATGAGTGATCGTCCCATGTTCCGTATGGACATAGCGTTATTAAGATCACTAGACTTATAATTAGGATCTTCATTGGATGATAATGGTAATGGCTGATCAAAAGCTATTGCTTCCGGACCGTCTGACTCATCCTGTAGAGGCTCGTTCTTCAGCTTCTTTTGTTCATATTCCCTTACTTTCTGTAATAGCTCCTTAGATTCATCAAAGGTCATACGCCCTTCAGAAACATCTTTCTGTACCTGATCAACCTCTGTATAGCGTTTATCTTTAAATAATATTCCCTCTCCTTCTACCCCTTCAGCTATAGGAGCCCCAATTTTCTCAGGATGACGTTCAAGATACTGTATCTTACCATTAATATCTTTCGGTAACTCCATGCTCTTTTTAACATAAGGAAGCTCCAGTAATGATTTTAATCCTTCGATATCTGTTGATCTACTGATAAGGTTTGAAATATCAACTAGACTTTTATCCTCTCCCTTTTCACTTATTATTGCCTCAGCCTGTTTATATAGCTCTGTTAGCTCTGGCTTATAGAACTTATCCATTATTCTCTCAGCGCTGCGTATAGCTTGTGGGGTGTTCTTTCTCTGCCATACTCCATTCTTAGGACTCCAGTTCCACCCCTCCTTCCTGAGTGCCGCGATCACTTCCGGAGTGGGTTTCTCATCCATTTTTATCTGTACCCTCTCAGCCTCGTTGTTATTAATAATACGGGCATCCTCGTATTTTACAATCTCTACCTCTCCGGCTCCTTTCTTTCCCTCCTTAGCTTTTACCACACTCTCTGCTACCTTAACCTGCTCCCATACTATATTCCTATCAGCAAAAATAGGCTTCTTCAACCCCAGATCCTTCTGTACTTTTCTCACATAGTCAAGTGCTTCACGAACATTCTCAACCTGACCATTCTTTGCCATGCGTTCAATGAACCCCTTCATAGAGCTAACGAATAAGGCTCTATTATATCCTTTTATCTTACCCTGATCTAACCCAACTATAGTAGCAATATCCTTATCAAGCTTACCTTTGATCAATGCCCAGTTCTCTGATTGTGCTTGTTCTGGTGTCCTTGACCCCAGGAGAGCCTTTTTAATCGCTTTCTGAGCCTTCTTGTCCCAATCGATAAGTTCCTGCATCCTTCTATCGGCTACCGCTAATGCTTTCCTATTACGTTCTACAGGGAATTTTGAAGGACCTGTTACCATAGAGCTAGCTGTACGGCCTACTGCGCCCAGGTAAGCTTCAAACTTAGCCTTATACCCAGTCTTATATCTTTCTATCTCTGCCTTTAGTACAGTCTTTTGTTCCGGACTCTTAGCAAGTACTGACATCTCATCAATAACTCCATTAACCTGAGCGACATACTCTTTCTGTTGCTGTACAGCTCTCCTATCAGGATCCATACTGCTCCAGTTATATGCTCTTTTCGCTGTCTCAAAGGGAATATCCTCTAGCTCTGGCCGTATATCTGCGTATTCATCTTTTGGTTTTGCAGGATCCGTTACTACTTCTGGCTTAGGTGCTTCTGTTTGTTTAGCTTTTTCTTCACTAGCTGCCTCCCTAACATTGGTTAGTATTCTATCAGATTGTATCTTTTTGGCTTTCTCTGTCTTACCCCATTCGGTGACAGCTTTCATAACATTATTATCAAGATAACCTATATCATTAGGTGCTCCTATCTCGTTACCTTTATCTAACCATGCGAACAATTCTTCCTTGCTCTTAAACTCAAGCGCATCACTTCCCTTTTGAGGGATAGTGAATGTTTCCTCCACTGGTTTTTCCTCCACCGGCTTAACTTCTTCTGCGGGTTTCTCCTCAAAAGTTATATCCTTCTGGCCTAACACTTCTTCAACCTTGCCTTTCTGCTCATTCTTTAGGGAATCAATTTCCTTCTGAACTTCAGCTATTCGTTCCTCAAATGGTTTCCTTACAGCATCAAGTGTTTCTTTGCTTACTTCAAATCCTTGCTCCTCTGATTTGAATAACTCTCCTTTCTCTGGTGCCTTGGTATCTCCAAATATTCCTGACCGAGATTCTGCTTCAGCTGCAGCCTTACTCATGGCTTTCTTCTGATCCTGGATAGATACCTCCTTCTCCGTTATCTGTGCATCATAGTCTTTATTGATAGTCTCAATCTTAACTTGTTGCTCAGGTGTGCCTTTCGGCTTAGTCTCTACTTCGACCGGTTTTTCTCTGCCCTTTCCCTCAGCTGGTCCCTCATCAGCCTTAGCTCCTCTAGGTACGATGTCCCCTTCGCCAGTGATTTCAGTACTAACAGGTTGTGTAAGCCTTGATTCGATTTCTTCGATTTTGCCATCTTTAGATAGTATTTGGTTTAACTTTTCTACTTGTGCTTCTGATAAGTCATAAGGCCATCCCTCAAAATGTTTTGGATCTTTCTCAAGGAGTCTATTAGCTTGCTCCCAGTCAAATTTTCCGGATCCCCAATCTGTCTCAAATCCCATGATAGCGGCCTCTATATCTTTATCTCCTTTAGCCTCTTTTACAAGTTCATGGATTTCTCCTGTGTTCTCAGCAATAATAATCTCATCTTCTGTATCCCGTAATTGTCTTTCTTCTGGAGAGATATCTTCTGCTTTCTTTCCTTTTTCAGCATATTTTTCAGTAATAGCTTTAAGCATTTTTCCCCTGGTAGGATTGTCTTTCATTAGGTCTATGACCTTATTTATCATATCCATTGACTCGCCACCACCCTTAAACTCAAATGCATCAGCTATACTTTCGTGGAATACATCCATAGGTGTTCCTGTTTTGCTTAACATAAACCCTAGACCACTTTTTTTAATATCTGCTTCACCCCATCCCGAATGAGCAATAAAATCCTCTCTCTTTATCCTTCCACCACCAATAAAGAATTGATGTACTGAATCGGTGAAATCTTGAGGAACGGCACTTAACGCTTTTCCTGTTGGGCTGTCAGGCTTAAACTTGCGCCCCTTACCCTTGACTGGTTGCTCTACTACGGTAGTCGGACCTTCAGGTATTACAATAGGAGGTTTAGCTTCTTCTGGCAGGAACCTATAATCTTTCTCTCCTATCTTTTCAGCTAACCCCTTCTTAACAAAGCTATCCCATAAACCAATAGCATCAGGAGTCATTTCATGTACTGTCTCTCCTGAACTTAATATCCTGGGCTGTGTTGAACGAAGGGGCTTGCCGGTCTTTGTAATACTCTCCTTATTCATCTGGGTATATAAATCAGTAGCTATACCTTGTTTCTGTAGATTCTCAGGAACTAAAGCATTTCTTACTATATAACCTTCCTTGTCCTTCAGGACCGTAAACATATCCCCCCTACCTCTATGCTCTTTATCTATATCATAGACACTAAAATCTCCTTCTTCTGTGGTAAAATCTTTGATCTTTGTTACTTCTGGCTTTTTCTTTTCTTCCTCTGCTATAACAGGCTTTTCTTCCTTGGGTTTTTCTGGAACGACTTTTTCTTCCGGAACTACTTCCTCTTTTTTATTATAGTCCTCCAGGGGTTTACTTAATACACCTGCTAACTTTTTCTTAGCCTCCTCTATCTGCTTAGTAACTCCCTCTATCTGTGCTTCTTTAACATTAACATCCCCCTCGTAATCATTCTGGTAAAATTCTAATTGCCCTGTTAATCGCTCAATTTCTTCTACGATAGGTTTTGATTCCTGCATACGTGGATCCGCATCTTCAATGGTTTTGCTAATTTTATCAGTCCAGATTTTCTTTGATCTCTTAGAAAGGTTCTCGTCATTACGGATACTCTCCATGAAAGCTTTAGGGTTTTTAATGATCTCTTGGGTCACAGCATTGACATTTATAATATTATCAACTGCCGTCTTCTCCTCCAGTAGGTCTTTTTTTATCACCGGGTCTGTCTCTTTCTCATATAAATCCCATATTTTATCCGATAGCTTACGCATACCCACCGGATCAACTTCCATCTTAGAAATAGTCTTAATAGCATTATCCGTAGTGGTGAGGTACGATACTCTCGCCCTGTTAGCTACTGATTTGTTTATAGCTCCCATCCCTGCATCATGACCCCAGAATACAAAGCCCATGGCTGCGCCCTCCATAAAGGTTCCTCCCTTTAGTTTTGAGTCTGCACCAAACAATATTGAATTTGCCAGACCGCGTGAAGCTGACGATAATCCTTGACTACCTCCAAGCTCTTTAACTAATTGTCCTACACGACCTGCACCAACACCTATACCTTCATAAGTTAATCCTTGAGCTACTCCTTCTAATGTGCTGTAGCCTACTTCCCCCATTGTTCCACCCTCTCTCGCTGTAGTAGTTCCTCCCATAAAACCCAGATAAGCAGGAAACATAGGTACTCTCTCCATCTTATATTTTGCCAGGACATTTAGTTTTGATGTAGGAGCTGCCCTTATCGTTGCGATATCAAACATTATACTACCGGTAGCGGATAATGTCTTTCCAAGTAAATTGTCTGGTATTTCTCCCGGGTGCCCAGCATTTTCAATAACCTCAGCCAGCTGATTCATATTTTCCTTAGTAAATGCTCCAAGGATAGGAATATCTTTGAATGACTGGAGAATTACTTGCTCCATCATATCTCCTTTCTCACTCCCCTTCCCCATAACCTTGCCTGCAAGATCAGCCATTGACTCTGTGGGTAAATTAAGCCATGCTCCTGTATTCCGTATAGCTTCACCCATACGCATGTTAAACCCTTGCGGAAGGGCTGTAATATAATCCACACCTGGAATGGATTCTTTTTCTTCTTTCTTTCTGGTAGGATCCTTTACAGAGTTATGCAACATAGAGTCCAGAATAGTCTTTGGGATTACATCTGATTCTGGTGTTGTAAGAGTAAGATCGGGAGTTTCTAATTCTGGTGATAGACTTAATTCTTCCGGTTTCTCAGAGACAGGAGGCTTTTCAACTCCGTCTTCTCCAAAAACTTCCTTGACCAAATCTCTGCCAAAGCCAAGAGTCTTGTATAAATCTTTTTTTTTTAATCCAAGATCGTTAATAAACGTATCGTAATCCGGAGGCATATTATATCCATCCTTTGAAAGAGTCTCATAAAAGGCTCTTGATTTTACCGTATCAGTAAGATTACTTGCAAAAGTATCATAGTCTGGAAGATCATAAGTCCCTTTCAGATTCCCATGCAACGCTTTTAATTTCTTATTATCTTTCTCGTTCATTTCTTCTTTGGTATATATGGGTTTACGCTCCATTCCAGATCGTTGTCTCCAAATGGTGATTTTAATGGTGTCTCAACAGGACCATAGATATCACTAAGTTTCCTGGTTACTCCATCTACTTCAATAGGTAAGTCATCAACCTGATCTCCTAGATTTGCCCTAGGGACAGCAAGAGTCATGTTATTCATTGTAAACGGAAATACACTTGCCTGAGTTGTTCGGAAGACCAGCTCATCCCTGTTTGAGTCATAAAATAAAAGCTTACCCTCTACATCACCACCTCCTGTAACTGGGGTCCATGAATTTGTGTTCCAAACTGAAGATCCACTTTCTCCTCTTGGAATAGTAAATACTTCGTCTGTGTCAAATTCATAATGACTCGTATATGTTCTACCTTTCTCTCCAGATCCATACGTTCTGGGATTTGTCTGTAGGGTGCCTGGCTTTATTGATGTTTTCTTACCTAAGAAACTTAATGAAAGTCCTCCACCCCCAGCACCACCTGTTATCCTAGTTGTTGTTTTCTCCGGATATAGAGGGACGAAATTTTCTCTTACCCATTCTTCCTTACTTAATACTGTATCTCCTTTTGCTTTCTCGTAGGCTTTATTTACAGCATTTTGAATATTTTCTGGAGCATTATTAATGCTCTTAACAATCTTCTTAATCCCTGCCTCAAGACGTTTCGTATCCATCCCGGCCCATCCTTTGATAGTTGTCTTTCCTGTTGTAGGATCAACGGTTACACTATCTTGATTAGCATCTAAGCCTGGCAGAGTGATATCAATTTGTTTCTTAAAGTAAGCCCCTATATCTTCTGGCCCTGCTTTAGTCACGATAAGACCCTTCATCTTATCCCTTCTTTCAAGAACCCCCCCCTTTGTTTCTTTCCATTCTTTCATAGCCTTCACTCCGGCTTCAAAATCTGCTGTTTGCTCCTCTTGTGGTAATTGTTCCTGATCCCTATAAAATTTCTCTGCTGCCTCAGCTATCATCTTTTCTTCCTGCCATACAGCATTTTTCTGTTTAAGGTTATTCATTTTTGTTCTGAAAGCCTTGGCTACCTTTTTTTCAGCCATGCTATTAGGGCGATATAAATTCATTCCCTGAGTCCCTAGCTCAATATACTTAGCCTGAGTTTCTTCTAACTCTTTTGTTATCTCATCTGACCCCTGCTGATCTGACCATCCCTTTATCTCCATGGTTAGATCCTTTCTACCCTTTTCCATGTCCGCCTCTTGCTTCTTCCGTCTAGCAAGAGCGCTTTGATAATTCATTGCCTTTATATCTGTTACGGCCTTAATAGGATCGTATGACGAGTCCCCGTAGTAAGGAGCTGCGATAAAAGCCGGGTCTATTTTTTTTGCCATTGTTTTAATATCTAAATAATTTTACCTGTAGCAAGGTTTATTTTTTCCCAAGGAGAAAGAAACATACTCCATTTATAAAAACGTATATGCCATTTTTTTTTATTTTTCATACCTTTCCCAAGTGTTCCAACCATATAATGATGCCAATTTTTAATACCTAATTTATTAGCAATCTTACGTCTTTCTTTATGACTTATCGAAGTAGGTATTGTATTAATTATGCGAATAATAGTCCCCTTTTTATTATAAAATGTTAAAATATCCTGTGTGTCATCAATGAGATTTTCCATTGTTATCCTTTTTATGGTGTTGTTACTCCTGCCTTTATTATTTCTTCAATTTTTAGCTGTAGTTGTTCATCCGTAAATGGACTATCTCCTGAAGTTGAACTGGTTCCTCCTCCAAGCAACGCTGTAGCCATTCCTGCCATGTTTTTTACACCAGACATCATATTTTGTCCTCCAGTCTCCCTCAATGCCCTGGCTGCCTCTGCTGCCTGGAGGTATGGCATTTGCTTATTCCAGTAGTCCATCCTCTGCCATTCCTGATTTCCTCCCTCAAGAGAGCCCATATAGTTCTGCTCTGCCCCCGCTACTCTTTCAGCAATCGCCCTACCCTGATCAGCAAATCCTTTCTGTTCACCTCCTACAACCTGTCCAAGGAAACCGAAAGCTTCTGATCCGGAGCCTAGTTCTGAAGCTGCTCTCATCCCTGCAGCTCCAACACCTTTTACTTCGTTACGATATCTTTCTCCACCTGGAACATCCTGATCAAAGGTTTTCCCATAGGCATAGTCCATCTGTTTTTGAACGTATGGAGACATCGTTGCTTCTGGCCGGGGATATTGACTCTCTAACTCATTAGCCTTTCTCCTTTGGCTAGCTCCGGAAATTCCCTGGATAGCGGAAGTTGCTGCTCCTATTAACGCTGCTATTATTGCTGGATTCATGTCTTTAAGTTTTATGCTGTTCGTTCACTACCTGTCGAAAATATAATTACTGAGTCAATTCTCACCTTTTCATTATGCTCTGAGGTTTTAAGCCTAACGAAACAATATCTACCTCTCATCTCTCTACCATTCATCTTCTTATCATTAACACTTACAAAGTTACCCTTTGAGTTCTCATCTTTAAGGATAACTCCATAATATATTCCTTCACTACGATCCCAGACAGAAACATTTGTTTCCATAACCTCATTTGTCGCTGAAGCTTCTTCTGGTATCTCTATACTCTTAGAGATACTTTGCCACTGATGATCCGAATAGATGGCAATAGCGTTAAATATCTTATTCTTATTAGGCTCAATGTTTGAAACAAATTCTATCTTTCCTTCAACGGATTCTCCATTCCAGGATAAATAGTCCTGCCCCTCATCTATATTAAATATCCATACTCGTTGTTGATAAAGGTGTGCAAAGAAAGCCCCCATGTGAACGTATGTCTCCGTTTTAAGGTCTATCCTGCTCTTATATCTTCCATCTTTCTCGCTGAATATTATCCCTTTAGGATCCTCTCCCATCCTGAACGATATCCATACCTCATCGTGATCAATATTCATACCTGTGCGAACCTCTAAAAGCTTTCCTCCTCCGTTAGCCTGTATCCATTCTAAGAGATCTTTATACCATCTCTTAACCTTTATATCTAGTACTATCTGACCATTAGGTGCTGAACGAATAAATTTACCTTCGCTATTGTCCCAGTAATATAAGTTCCTCCCATTTACCATGATACTATCAGGGTGCTGGCAACCATATTCTGTTTCTAAGGGATATACTGTGCCTAGAAATGCATCTGTGAGAGTGAAGTTCTCTGTTCCATCTGCACTAAAGTTCTGAATACGATTGATATAAATACTTGTTTCTTTATATAGCTGTATAACTTTTAGTACATATCCAACTTCTCTCAGTCCTGTGATATCGCCATTTTTCTTAGCAAGGTCTTTATAATCCAGAAATGTAAAATGAGCTAAATTATTTGTCCTGGTACCGGTTATTATAAACCCTCCATGTCTTATTCGCTCATCCAATTCAACTTGTCTCTGACTGATATCATCCAGGAACGGGAATCCATTCGATGTAAGCTTGTTTGTAACCGCCCAGGTCCACCAATCACTAGGCCATGTACTCTCAGCCCAGAACGGAAAGATAGTGGCTGAATCGTGCCTGTAATTGATCCTGCTGAATTTGTAGCTATCGTTAGAGGTGTTATAAATCTCTGCCGAACTAAGAGACTCCCCATCTTCATCCATTATTTGATCAACATCCGCTTTATGATACTTATTCCCATAATCATCAATACCTATTTCAAACACCATCCCACATCCATAGGGTATTGTTTTAGCTAACCCTTTCCTTGGACGATATACCTCTGCTATAATATTATCGAACCCCTCAAAATCAGTAGGGTTATCAATAGCTTGTATAACTATATAATTTCCTTCTACATCGGCCCCATCCACTGTCGCTGTCTCATCGATCTCGTAATCATAAAGAATATCATATTTCGTTACGACTCCTGTTCCATCATCTATACTCCCTATAAGCCTTATACGATCTCCTTCCTGCCATACATAATCTGGCACCTTGATTCTATTATTTTGCTCCCTAACCCAACTTATAGTGTCCTGAATATTAAGAGTATATTTATCTTCTCCCAAATCACTGATCGCATCTATCCTGATTTGCATAAACCAATCCATTGACATATTGCCAAAATATACAATCTCATAAGTATTTGCCCATACAGGAGGTTTATGTGTGAGATAGAAACTAATATCTGCTACTGTCTCTAATAGGTTATCAGCTTCTTCGGTATAGAACGGTAGGTAAACAGAAAAGACCTCATTCTTCATGACTGAGCATTGTCTTCCGTGTATATCCTTATACACAAGGCCATACCCATGAATAGCACCACATTTATTAATCCCAAACTTTACAGTATTCCCTAAAGCTAGAATATAAGCTACTGTGTTCACTCCTATATTAAAATCTTTAAATGCCGTCACTTCATCCCCGGCCTTATAAGACCCCGGCCAGTCACTATACTTTTTAGATCTTCTATATAGCCATATTGTTGGGCCAAATCCTAATACTACATCTGCCCCTGCTGCTGTTAAAAGAGCTTCCAGAGCTACCTTAATCGATCCTACTGTGTCTCCTGGTACAGCAATATAACTTACTGAAATATCAATACCTTCGACTTCGTTTTTAATTACAATAGAATAGTTGCTTCCAATATAAGTTTGATAGAGAGGAGGTAATATTCCCAACATACAATCATAAACCCTATATATCATCACCATTAAGCCGTTCTCATCAAGCACCCGGTCAAAAGTCATCTCTATCAGATAAGGGGTTACTGATAATTCTATCCTCGCAGAATCTCCCGATACGTCTCTATATTCTATCTTAGTCCCAAGAACAGGCGTAATAACATCATACCCCTCAGTTATCTTCCCAAACACAACCGCATTGCCCCCTACTAATTCCATGTGTCCTGCACGAATAGGAACAAAAGTAAAAGGCTCCTGCATATCTTTTGCAGGCATAAGTTCTTTTACTCTATCATTGTAAAAGTTTGTTACATAGTCCGTGTTGTGTGCTCCGATCATTTTATTTTAACTTATATAAATAATCCCCAGCTCATTCCAGGTAATAGTAGTTGTTCCATTAACTATAATCTGATCTTCCAGAAAATCTACTTGTGCTTTTATTGGATTAACAGCATGATTTCCTGTTCCCATATCTCTATAGATAATTCCAAAACGATAAGTTAGTGTAGTGCCTGGCCCGATTGTTACATCATTTGCATCAAGCGCATAATTAGCTGGGCTATTTGGATCCTGAAGAGCTGCCAAGTTACTTAACACCACTCCTCCTGCAGTATAAACATCATTAGAATCTATAACCTCGTTCTCTACAACATCACTTACATATTGTTGTGTCTCTGCATTAGGTACATGTAAATTTGTCAAAAGCATAAGTTTCAAGTCTTCTGCTATCCAACCAAGTATAATGGTCTGCTTTAATAATTTTGGAATACAACTTAATTCTGCCATATCATTATTTTTTACGTTCTATCTGTCACCATCAAAGAATATTTCATCAAATCCTCCGGGTCCATAAACAGTAAATGTTATTGTGTCATTTGTCCCTATAGCCCCATCGAAGTAAAGCTCGACCTCGTTATCACCTGTATATTGATAAACATGAAGATAGTTATTTGCTGTTTCAATATCAACTTCCCAATATGTTGCATCGGTAACTGTTACGATAATAGATTTTCTGAAAGCTGGTCCTGAGCCTAAGAAAGTCCAAGTCGCAGGATTTAAGCTTATCGTTGGTGCAGGAGTTACTATGGTATTTAAGGTAATAGTATTTGATACAACACTCGTACCGTCAGCATTATAGGCTCTCACACGATAATAATAGGTTGTGCTAGGATCTAATCCTGTTATCGCATAAGAAGTTGCACTCCCTACATTAAATCCATCTAGCTTAAATCCTGTCGGATCATCTTCGAGTCTAAATCCAATACTTGTTGATACATCTATCCTATATCCTGTCGCTCCTACTACAGCATTCCAGTTAGCTGTAGCAGCAATATGTGTTACTCCTGTTGCTGCAGTAGCCACCGGTGCAACCGGGACTAAAGTACTGTCTGTTACAACGGTTATAATATTTGAATATCCACTTGTTAAACCATGTGTAGTATATGCCCTTACTCGGTAGTAATAAGTTGTACCAGGAATAAGAAGCCTTGCATCAAAATATAAAACATTGCCTACATCTCTATCCTCATATATCATTGCAGCGAATAAAGCATCTGTCGCAACATCAATCATATATCCATCTGACTCTAATAAATCATCTGACCCTGAACCTTCCGGATCCTCTGTCTCTCCTATACCATCTACGGCTAACCAATTTGCTCTAAACCCGGTAGGTACAATACTTGTTGCTGCAATAGCTACCGGATCATCTGGGGCAACCATTGTGCTAACAACCTTAGTGAGTGAATTAGGGCTAACTGCTTCGCCATTATAAGCCCTTAGCCTACAATAGTAAGTTGTATCATTTGTTAATCCTGTAATATCGTATAAGGTTACACTCCCTACATCCAGATTATTATAACCTACGAGAAGGGAAAGGAAGTCGCTATCACTAGCTATATCAAGATAGTATTTATTTGCTCCTTCTACTGCCTGCCAATTAATTGTGAAAGTTGTTGCATCTAGCCCTGTAGTTGAAAGAAGTACTGGTGCCTCAATAAGCGTTCTTGCCCTTTCTAAATTTGAATATCCACTAAATATTCCATGGGTGTTATATGCGCGAACTCGATAGTAATAAACAGTATTGCTTGTTAATAGCTGAGCATCAAAAAATGTTACATTTCCTACATCACGATTTTCGTATATGAAACTTGAAAAATCAAAATCCTTTGATATATCGATATAATATCCAGCTACAGGTAAAGAACCAACTGATAATTCCCAATTTGCAGTAAAAGAATTTACATCTATACCTGATACAGGTAAAGCAATAGGATCATCCGGTGGATCTTCTGTTCTTGTCTGTATGATATTTGAACTTACGCTTTCCTGCGCTCCGGTATATGCCCTTACCCTGTAGTAATAAGTCGTATCTACTGATAATACGGTAACATCTTTACTTGTTACTAATCCCACATCCAGATCTTCATAGCCTGCTACAAATGTTGTAAATGTGCTAACTAAGGAAATATCTAATTTATAACCTGTCGCTCCCGTTACTGATAACCAGTTAGCTGTAGCTTTTGTGGCCCCTACATCTGAAGCATAGTAAGCAACCGGAGCTGGTAATAATGTCAGTGCGGTAATAGTATTTGAATAATTAATACTTTTTACTCCTTCCGCACTTACGGCTCTTACTCTAAAGTAATAGGTTGTGTCTGAGTCTAGCCCTGTACATATATAATAAAGGTTATTTGAAACATATCGGTGTTCTAAGCCTGTAATATATGATGTAAAGGCAGCATTAGTCGATACATCTAAATAATATCCTACGGCCCCTGTAGTAGTATTCCAGTTAGCTGTAAAACCGGTTAATGCTAATAATGTCGCAGCTGTGGCAACAACATCATCTGGGGGTGTGTGTGTACTCTGAGTAATTGTATTTGAACTTACACTCTCATCGAGCGCATCATAAGCTCTTACGCGGTAATAATAGACTGTATCAAGAACTAACCCTGCAATAACCCTGGTCAGCACATTACCAACATCAAGGTTATTATAAGCTCCCACGAAAACAGTAAATGCTGCATCTTCCGCTACATCGAGATGATATCCCGTTGCCCCGGATACAGCTTGCCAGTTAGCAGTCATGCCATTCGTAAGTATATCTGTAGCAATAAGAGCAATAGGAGCAGTAAGTACGAGAGGTACTGTAATTATATTTGAATTATAACTAACTAACCCACCCGAACTAACAGCTCTCACTCTATAATAATATGTTGTACTACTAGTTAAGCCCTGGACTAATTTTAAAGTTCTTCCAACACTAAGGTTCCTATACCCTGTCACAAATGTTGCAAAAGCCGGATCCGTTGAAACATCAAGATAATATCCCGTTGCTAATACTGAACGACCCCAATTAGCTGTAAAACTTGTAGATCCTAAACTTGTCGCTGCGGTAGCAACCGGAGCTTCAGGTGCGCCTGTATTTGTAACTATAGGTGCTTTAATCGAGATCGTTAATCTTTTAGTCGATCCCTGAGTAAGTTTAGAAATAATATTTTCTGTATCAAGATTCTCGAACTTCTCTATTATATTAACTAAGAACCAGCTTGCCGTATCATCACTACTCCTAGCTACAACTTCAATAGCCCTTACTTCCTCTCCTCCTAAATTAACCTTGATACGAAGTGAGTTATTCACAGATATCATTTCATTTGCCAGGCCAGTACTTGTTTCTTCTTCTGCCTGGGGTAATGGAACTATGCTAGCAGGTGAAAAAGTACTCTTTCTCCAATCCATATATACATACCTGTACGCAAACTGATATAATGTTTGTTTGAGATTATTAATCCTCCTGCCATCGTCTGAAACATAATCAACTACCGGAGCTTCATCGGGAGGCATCGCTGCAAAATAGAAATTCTCAATATTCATAGAATAATAAGCATCCTCAATAGCGCAGAGCTTCTTCCATGTAATACCACTATCCACTCCTGGCTCAATACCTGTATTATCGCTTATTGCTTGGTAGAAATTCCTCCCATAAGATACTACCTGTGACAATAAATAAGGCGTAATCTCACCCCATTCTCCTGTAGGGAAATTATTATACCCTATACCATAATAGTAGGAAGTTTTTGCTCGTTCAATATCGATCTGGTAAATTGCATTTTTGTTATCTGTCCAAATAACCCTTCCATTAACTATCCTAGCATTACGAATCTTATATAAAGGATCAAACCCAATAGCGTTATATCTATCATAATAAACTATTTTTTGCACCCTGTTATCAACATCTATCTCAATAATCCACGCTCCTCCATAGTAGGTGTCAATATAAAAGGCATATATCTTTCTATTCTCCGGATCCTTGCAATTACCACATAAGAGAATATTTGTTATATATGAGTCTTTCCCCGGATTCTCAGTGCCAGGGTCACTTATGAACCTGACAGAATGAAAATGAGTCTTCAGCGCTGAGGATTTTACTACCGCGGCACTATCGTATGATAAGGAAAAATATCTACCTAAAATACTACTCATTAGTCTTTATTAAACAGTTTATACTTAATTCTTCTTTTTGTGGAGTGCCTGCTATTTCAGCAAAGTTCGTTCCGTTATTAATAGATCTATATAATCCACCTGGTCCATCAGAACCGTGAGGTCCTGTAGGAACTAATACTATCGTATCACTAATTTTTAATATAGGAGCTTTACAGTCTATAGACCCGCCTATCGATGCCGTACTTGTTGTAAATTCATCATCCGTATAATAGAATGTTGCTCCTGCAACTAATCCTATCCTTACTCCTCCAAGCATAGCAATCGATTGAAAGGCTCCCGTCCCAGGAATCGTTCCCAGATCAGCCCACGCTGCTCCATAATTTACACTTTTCCACATATGTCCACTTGCATCACCAGCATAATAAACTCCACCTCCTGCATCACAAGCACAAGTAAAATCACCAAGCTGAATAATAACTATAGAGTCATCATATATTCCGGAGTTGCTGAAAATCAAGAAATCATTCGTGCCTACTATTGGTAGTAGCTGATAGAACTCAAAACCACCACTTCCAATAATATTCCATGTAACACCATTCGTGCTTTCAAATACTTGCCCGACTATATCGCAAACAACAAGATGCTCATTTAGATCTAATGTTATTATATCTGATATCTCATATGTAGAAACCTTTACGGCTGTACCTAATGTATGATTAACTACATATCCTGTATCCGTTCCATAAATAATATGGCCGTTATCAAGCTGACAGAAACAAGTAGGAGCGCCATAAATATTATAAGTGAAATCAATACATTTTTTAGCTGCGCTACTTACATGACCCGCTTGAGCTATTATAGCTGCCGTATTGAGTACGCCCTCTCCTTGCTGAATATGCCATGCATCTGATCCTATTAAAGCATTTGTTATGTTACTCCAGGCATATAATCCAGGAATGTCACATGGAGCTACTTCATAGTAAATAGTTCCTCCACCAGTATAAGTATATATCCATCCCCCTGCAGGGCCTCTATCTCCAACAGCATAAGCCCCTACTGCTGCAGTAAACGATCTATGCGCTCTTACTCTGTAAGTATTCCCTTTGGGCATAGCAGCGGAGGTGAGAGTTGGGAAAAGCATTGTCTTTGCCGTTGTAGCATCTTGCTCCCAGGAAGCCCAATATCTGTCAGCAGAATAAACAGAGATTCCTAAGCCTATCGTTAATTGAAAATATGACCAAGTTAGTTCTGTCACATTAGGAAGATACCAGTCATATGCTCCTGTTATTATACTTAGTTCGTTAAACGAGACACCATCATCTGTAGATTTAAGAACTAATCCTCTAGGTGAGGTTCCAGCTAAAAGAGATAATACTGCTTCAATCGTTGTTACCGTAATAGTATTTGAGCTCTCGCTTGTTCCTAGAGTGTTATAAGCCCTGATACGATAATAATAGATTGTATCATCATCTAGCCCTGAAACATTATAACTTAACACCTTACCAATGTCTAAGTCTTCATATCCAAGAACAAAAGATGCAAAAATAGGACTTATAGAAACATCGATCCTATATCCATCTACTCCATCTACTGATCCCCATATAGCCATGAATGCATCGATTAAAATATCTTCTCCAGCTAAAGCAAGAGGGGTTAAGGGGATAGCTTCATCAGCAAGCCAGAATAATCCTGTCTCCTGTAATAGATCAAATGCTGTATCGAATTTACCACCTGGTAGCCCTCTGAACCCACTAGTATCACTAGCCCCTGTATTAGGTGTTAAGAAATGATCTGTGCCTACTTCTTTCATTATGGCACCTGCTATCAAAGCTCCTCCAAGATAAGCTAAGAGAATGTCTATATCTGCTTCAGTAGGAAGATGCCAACCATCAGGAGCAAAATTAGGATCCACAGCATCAGTCCATTTATAAAGACCACCATATATATCCCTGTTATCCTCATCGTCATCATAAACTTTACTACCCGGGTAATCTACATCCCAATTCTTTTTCATCCATACCTGAGTGCCAACAACTACCTCCTCATATCCTTTATAAATGAAATCACTACCAATCGCTGCACCGTAATATAACACCTCACTAGAAACACCTAATAATAACTCTATCTCCCCCTGGAGTGATTCTGCCGGACCTACACCATGTTGCTCATCACTTGACGATACTCTTAGGTTCAGGGCATCCGGATAATCAAATTCCGGTAAATCGGCAGGATTATCATCTGTGTTCATGCCCCCCCTCGGGCGCTGTAAATCTTTATTTTGCATTAGCGTTTCGCAGTTTGACGGTACGTAGAAAAACACATCCTTCTATATTCATCCGCTGTAAAAATGCTCTGGAAGGATCTTAGTGCTTCAATTTCTTCTTCGTGGTTCCTTTTCTTCCTCTCCTTCTCATTGGCTGCTACCCTTGGGTTATCTTCTATCGCTACCCATTGAACATATGTCCTGAGTGCTGGTACGGCCTCTCTGGGTATTAATGAGCTACCTGATGTCTTAACACCTGTTGAAATATACTCCAGGACGATCTCAGACCTGTAAACGGTTCCTGAGAATACAATCTGCCTGTTCTCCATATCGATACGGTAATACGCATCATCGACACCACCAGGCATCCCAAATAAACCTCCTACATATTGTCCTCCTCTGAAATGATCTGAGAAGAACACTAGACTAGCTGCATCAACTGTATCATCAGCATCAGTATTACCAACCGGTGTACCATCTTCAAATTCTCTGGGTAATAGTATCTGGTTATGCTGCGTAAGCACCTTTAGTTTCCCATTGATAGGAATCCCTATTTTTGTATAATCAACAAAGTCTGCAGGTAGATCTACTGTTTTTGCTGCACTCATACGCAAATACACAACTTCGAGATTATTTATATGCCATAATGACAACTCCCCGTATCCCTCTAAACAAATCTGTACGAGCCTTTTGTATTTTTTTAGGCTGTAATCTCCCATTCTATTCAGGATAGACATCACTATATACCTAATAGTAACTAGTCCTGGGGTCTTTGGTGTAACTAAGCTCATTATTGTACTGTATTATCGTTTACCATATCATTCGCGATATCAGGTGTTGGCTTCTTACTCATAAGCTCAATAACCTGTCTTACAATTGTGTCGTCTTGCATACCAGGGATAACCACATCATCATAATCGTCCATCTGCTCCATCGGTACGATTAAAAGAACATCTACACTCGTTATAGTATCTGGGGCAATAGGTAATCTCTCCAATCTTAATATATGACTTGACTGGCCGGGTCCTGTACTTAAGTCGTTCTGCTCGGTCCTGTAGGTAGGTGTTGTATCAACGGCATCCACCTCCAGTTCAGCAAACACTACATTAGCTGTAGCCTCAATGGGAGCGAACACATTCGCATTATCATCATTATCACAAACCTGACGTATCCCTGCCCCATCCGGAAGTTGCATGGGTGCAAAGGGCAATAATGCATGAGCCACCTTCCCTGACTGTGATAAAACTCCACATTCATAAGTCTTGCTCCAGGCATCTAACTGGCTAAAGTCTGAGAAATTCTTCCCATTCAACCATGTCTGATATACTATCTGGTTGAAAAGATTATTAAGATGAACCTTGACTATCTCAGGGTGATACTCAGCTTTCTGTTCGCCTGACTGGTCATTTTCAAAAAAATCAATGACTGCTTCAATGATCTGGATCTTCTTCATGGTTTACTTTTTTAAGATCTCCTACCTTTGCCTGTTTTCCTGGGTGTTTTACATCCTCCGCGCCCTGCGTTTGCTCTGGTTCCTTTGCCTGAACCCGTCCTTAATGGTTTTCCTTTTTTTGCCATAGCTTTATATCCTTTCTGTCTTTGCGTAGTTTGCTTTTCCCATATCTTTATATTTATACTTCTGGTAATACTATTATATCTGCGTAAGTTGCCATAATTAACTATTTACTGTTATTGTTGCTGTTTTCCCTTGTGCTGTATATTTGCCTTCAATGCTTGTTTTGCTTATTAATCCTGCTGCACTTGGTATTCCCATTCCTGTGCCACTTAATAGATAAGAAGCATCAATTAATGGTACTGTTCCCCCTGCAAAATAAGCATCCACAAAAGCAAGGAAAGCATCTAAGTCAGGCAATAGTCTTTTCTTGCTGTCATAAGTTTTTCTTGCTGTCATGGCTTATTCTCCTTTATTTTTTTTCATTTCTGCATATTGGAAGATCTCTGCCTCCCTTAAGTTTATTCCTATATAGGATAACATCATCGTTATTAATGTCATATGCTCATCAACGGGCCAAGACCATTCGGTCGATTCATCAGCATCATAAGTGATATATCCATCATATATATTATAAGCAAACACCGGATCCGCAGGGAAACGATAATATGAAAAGTCAACCAGTGTGATTGTCTCTGGATAGATAGCTATCCCATCACTCCTTACCACACCTATCGGGTTCTGTGTTGTAGGCCGTTTGGTGTAGTTACCCCTTCTCTCTGATGCCTGTGCCTCTCTTAATATCTCAACGGGTCTGGGAAGCTCTGTAGCGACATTATTAATGGTGGTGCTGAACTTATATATTATCTGGTCCCGGTGTGCGTAATCTGTAGGATATGGTAGTATGCCATCTGCTACGGCTGTTCCTGCCAGGTATGTCTTGAATATCTTCAGATCATCCATATTCTTCAATGTGATCTCCACATATTCCTTCGGTATGGGTCTTCCTGGCTGATATTGCTCCGGTAGTCCGTACTTCTTCCGGAAAAGATCAATATTGACGACCTTTATCAACTGAATGTATCTTTCTGGAGTAATGATGTTACCAGAAAAATCCTTATTACATATGAACTTTATCAATTCAAAACTTTCCCATAAAGTCATTTTTCTTATTTTATTGCGGGCCGTCTGCTTGCCCTATTTAGTAATTAATATTCAAACTAAAAACTTACCAAACTGCTCCCATACTTTACTAATCTGTCAGATAAATCTGTTATTGTACCATCACCTATTAATATGATAGACTCAAAAGGCTTTATTTTTATAACACCAGAATGATACACTCCCCTAGCATCATACATACCTTCTGATAAAATATAGAATTTATCCGCCTTCGTTGTATTACATGTAAGCGACATATCGTCATCACTTGTTATTACGGTAGGTGTACCAGTTGCTTTACTATCAGCAGCACAATATGTTTGCCATTCTGCAAGTGTATGTTCTATGCTAGGATAATATATATGGTCGGTATCATCAATGGGTCGCATATATCTGTTCCATTTCCATGTACCCATCGCCCTTGTAGTTGCCTGATCGAAATAACATCCCAATACTAAGTTTCCTGCCTTCTGTACTCCTATATTTTCCTCAAATATTTGTCCTGTTATAACACCACCACCACCAACACTAAAAGAGTAATTAAGCAATTCATTATCAAAAGCAGTATTATATCTAAATGTATTTGTGTCACCGCAATTCAACATAAAACCATTATATTCAGTATAACCAACAGTATTATTTGTAACAACAACACCCGATGCGTAAGCATCTAAATATATGGCATTTGTTATATAGGTCGAACCATCCACACCACCATATAAACAAATATTGTGATCTATCACTCTGTCAACGATTGTAGCACCACTGCAATATATTGCCCCCCCATCATTGGACACCAACCCAAAATTTGTAATATAATTATATTGAATATTAAATGGTGCAGCCGATTCAGGGTGAATACCATTATACCCGACTGAATCTATAACATTATATCTTATTTGGCAATCTGGTTCTTGAAAAATTCCGTAATATATTGCCGATGACAAATAGCTTTTTGTATCCTGCCCCATTATTAAACCGATATGATGAAAATAATTATCCTCAATAGTCATTGATGTATTAACATAATTTTCGTAATAGCCAGCCCTGTTACAGTAAGAAAATTCATTATCTAATATATTTCGATCTGATCCACTTTCATAATCTGCACCAATTTTCCCCATATATACAAATTCGCAATTTTGAATTAAAGTATGGCTAGTCATCCCTTCAAAAAGAACCCCTGCTATAATACAACCTTCAAATTTAATGTTGTCAATGGTAATGTAATCATAGCCGCTAGTATTTTCTATTAGATATTCTAACTCAGCAACATATACATCTTTCCCTGAAGGATCGCCATATATATAAAATGTTGTGCCTGAAAAGTCGTGATACCACTCATTCTCTACTGTCAATGTCTTTAAGTCATTACATATATAATAATCATCTGCTGATCCAGAAGGTGTTTCCGAACTACCAGAAATAGGCGAATATGTATATATATCATTAGTGTGATCTGTTATACTATCCCTTTCCCAATTCCAATAACTTTTATGTATAACTATATGCGCATTATCCCAGTCAGGAGAATCACCTACACCAGCATCAGTTATAGAAACATTAGTTGAATACAAAGAATATGAAAGATAAGAACCTTCATCGGGGTATCTTCCTACTCCTACTTGCTTCCCATCTACCACAACCATATTTGTAAAATATTCAGCATCCGAAAACGTTGCTTTATATACACTGCCAGCATGTACGCTCCATGAAGAAAGAGTATCAAAGCCTGTAATTATAGGTTTTTCACCACTTCCATAAGCACTTATTGTCATGGGATTACCTGACGTTCCTGATTCTTTTATTACTATCGTGCCTTTCCATATATCACCCCTTTTAAACAATATAGAATCACCGGGAACAAAAGTTCCATTATTCCATTCTGTATTTACCTTAGCAATCGTAAGCCAAGCTGTCCCTTCAGATGTTCCTGCCTCGGCATCGTCTCCTGTATTACTAATATAATAATTAGTACTATAACAAGCCATTGATATGCTAAGAAGAAGTATAGTTATTAATTTTTTCATGTTAGTCCTTTTTTATATACCCGTAAATATCTAATTGTAATATAATTGGTTTTCTTGTTAAGGTTACTCCTGTTATATCAAGCCAAATATATTTACCTGCTTCTATTGTTGTAACATCAAAAGAAGTAATTGAATTTAAACCATCATCACACTCTATAGAGCATATAGTACCAGTTACGGTTACTCCCCCATCTGCATCAACAGTACCATACTTTACATCTAAAACTAAAGTATCACTTGCAGGGATATAATATTCAATTCTTGTTATTTCTAAACTATCTTCTTGTACTTTGGCAAAACCATGTCCTAAATCATTATCAGTAGCAAAATAAAGAGTGTCTGTTGCGTATCCCCATCCAGAGCCAAGAGAACTAAATAGTTTAACGTCTGTTAAAAAGGGTACAGCATCATCAAGGTCTGTTAATCCTACCATGCCGTCTAAAAGATTTAATTCATCACCCGTTGAAGTAACCGAAACAGCCCCAAGAGTAAAGGGTGTTGGTATTGTTACCGTGCCTGTAAATGTAGGTGAAGTGCCAAATACTGCAAGGCCCGTTCCCGTCTCATCAGATAACACCCCTCGTAACTGTGCTGAAGTTGTAGCCGACATTACCGATAAGTTATCCGTTGTGTAGACTCCATTTGTCACTGTCCCTGCATTACCTGAAACACTACCTGTGGCAACACCGATATTAGGAGTTGTGAAAACAGGAGATGTTGCAAAGACCGCAAGCCCATCACCTGTCTCATCGTTTAATAATCCTTTTAATTGTGCTGATGTAGTTGCCGACATTACAGAGAGATTGTCTGTTGTATAGACTCCATTAGTAACAGCCCCAGCCGTGAATCCTGCTGCCGTACCAGTTATATTAGTTCCTATCAGGACGGATGGAGTGCCAAGATTAGGTGTTACAAAAATTGGATTTGTCAGTAATGCATATCCGTTTAATAGATTTACCTTCGTGATCTGATAACTGTGTCCCCCCTGTACTATCATGACAACATCAGTATTACCAAAAGTTAAAGTTGCAGGTAAGGCCGATACGTATTGTGCATTTGCCGTAAAACTGACAATAACTATAAATGCCAATAATGATAAAATCTTTTTCATGTCTATAGTGTTAAATTATTCTATAAGTATATATTCTCCGGTTGTTTCATTCCTTACAGGAGTACCGTCTTCAAATAATAAAGCATTTGCAGGGACAACATCATCCTCAATAATGGGTAATGGAACACCCGTCCCCCCAATTATCCCTATGTTTTTCAACCCTATCTTCTCTATTCCCATGATAGCTTATTTTAAGAACCATACTTTAAACAAAAGACCTGCTGCAGGAATTAGTGAAGTATAACGACCCTCAAAAATTACATACTGAGGATAGGTGTAACCCAAATACTTGGCTGTTACAGGTGTAGAAACACCGGCTTTCCCTGCTTTACCAATCGTTGTTTGTTCTTCCATCTCCGTCATGAGCCCCCCCCCTGCAGTAAGACACATAAAAGCAACAACTATCTTGTCTTCTAAATCATGAGCTGTAGAGCAAATAATATCCCATGCTCCTGATGTTCCGGCTCCTCCGTTACCTATAGCTACATCGTTTAATCCGCTAGCGTTTCCCATTGTTTTACATTTTAATATTATGATATAAATTTACGAATTTCCCTTATAATAAAAGCACCGGAGACAGTAATATCTTCGGTGCCGATAAATTCATAGTGATAATATGTGGTAATATTTCATGTTCTCATATTATGTCACCTGGACCTTTTTTGACGTTTCAACTGACTCAAAAACCTCCTGGAAGTCTTTATTTCCCATGTAGAAATCATATAGGATCTCGGTTGGATTAGTTCCCGGGGCTACCTTACAGATAACCTCCAGCTTCTTGTCTCCTTCGGTCCACCACCATTCCTTCTTGGTAATTTCAAACTTCAGCTTACCTAAGTCGATAAGGGCTTGCATCCTCATCCTGACATTGATAAGCTCCTCAGCATTTGTCATCTTAATGAATTTCTCCAATCCATCTTTCTTATTCCTGCCAATCTGGTGTTCTACGGCAATCTTCACCTGAGCATAAGCTAACTTATCCACGTTCTTAATGAAATAAGCCTTAGCAACGGCTCTTAGTTTTTCTTCTGACAATCCCCCTTGGGTATCATAGATCAGGTACTTAACCCTAACCCTTACAGCTTCGATAGCTGCTAATTTTTCGGCATCTGAGATAAGATCCTCGAATATAAACTTAAAGGTCTTACCCTGTTGGTTCAGTCCTCCCTTACAGTAGATCGATTTTGTGTAAAGGAACCAGGCTAATTCAACATCCTGCTCCTGTAACATCAACCGACCATTAAATCGTAAGTTCCTCGGAGTATATTTTTTTACTCCATGCTCCTTGATAATCACATTATCTGCATACCTCCAGTGTTCTGCGCCCATCTTCGTCTTAAGAACCGCATTTAAAGGAAATGAGATTGAATTTGGTTGGTCTGGTTTTAAATTCTTTGGTGATCGACTCTTTACGACCCTTTCAGGTGGATAAGTGATCGCCATAGGAAATCGTGTAAACTTCTTTATCAGAATCAATTTATCTGCCGGTGCCAACTTGTAAATTTGATCGTTCTTGTATAACATAGCATTTTAATATTTGGTTTCAAGTAAAAAAAGGGGGGATCTAATTGCTCTCCCTTTCATCCCCCCTCCTATTCGTTTAGGTCTCCATCAGAACAAATTGGTTTCCTCCACGGAAATGAGCTCCAATATGCGCTCTCATGTAAGTGTGTCTCTTGTCAAACTCAGTGACCTTCATTCCTTCGCCTGCGCCCCCAACACTCCAAACTTCCATTCTCCTGTTGTATTTACCAAGACCACGATATCTGCACCCGATAGATGCAACCTGGTTCCCGGAGACAGGATCCTTACGTTTGTTGATAGGCATCCATATACCCATATTAGGAGCTTCATACCCTGTAGCTCCGTATAATTTGGGATTATTGAAAACGCCCATCCTTTTCATAAGGAATGTCCTTTCTGATTTTGTCAGATAGGTGAAGTTAACAGATGCAGACAGAGCTTCGTTGTTATTGAAAAGAACACTGTTAGTAGCCTGTTTCGCAAAGCTAATGTTAGTATTCTGGAAATAATCAACAAGTGAGTTCTCAATGTCCTGGTGCAGAGATATTCCGAGCAAGCCCAGAATATAATTTCCTGCATGTTCCCTGTCAAGGGTATTATCCATTTCATCAAACTCATCAACAGCAAATGCTCCTGATGCATAGGTCTGTTCGTTACCAACTCGCCTTATATAAGGAATAAGACCTTCTGTTGTCTTGATTGGACGGCCTGTGTCTGGATCGACAATACCAGCATTGGTAGTTATCTTGTTCCAAAGCAGTGCTCCATCAATCTTCAAAGACATACGATAGTCAATATCTACCTGACCAAGGAAGTAATAAGCCGGGATACTTACCCCTTTACTTGTTACATTGAACCATGTCTGATCAACCATCTCGGTACCGGTATAACCGATAGTCTCTTTGATGATCTGAGCGACATTATCATATCTCCATACTCCACGGAGAGCTGGGTCTGGTTGCCCGGATCCTTCTGACCATGCATCAGTGAATATGATAAGTTCATCCCCTGCAGTCAAGGCAGGAATTTGATCTGTATTATCATTCGGTTCAACCGTAATCTCTGGATTAGCTGCATCTGTAACATCAATCTCTGTGATTGATCCAGGTACTTCATTGTGAAAAAGTATCTGATCGTACAGACGAGCATAGAAATTCCCATTAACATCAAGGTCCTGTGCATCCAGTACAAAAGTAATCGGTTCCCCGACCGCTGACTGAACGACATCATCCTTGACATGAAGAATTTCATGGATTCGGTTTTCTTCCCAGTGTCCATACTCATCGAGTGACACCTCCTGCTCAAATCCCATGGATCTGAGTAGCTGGAAGTAAGACGCGCCCTGATCACCAAAACGACTAAAAAGCGTGTTAAGGTTCTCTGGCTTGTGGATATCAAAGCCTGATACTATATCTGAGGCATATATTTGTGCAATAGCTTCTGGTCCCATTTTAATTATGGTTTAATTTGTTAATACTGCTACTAATGCCTCTTACTTTACTGTTTACTCAATTCCCATCTCAGCATTGAAAATCTTTTGCTTCTGAGCTTCTTCATCATCACCTAACTCAACTACCGGTGGATTATCTCCTGCAGGTAGAGAGGAAGGGTTATGATAATATTTCAAACTTTCCTCCTTGGTCATTGACCGGGCTTTCTCAAATATGGAATGCGCAATCTTATCCAAGTTTCTCATGACAAGCTCTGAATACATGAAGTTGGCAACAACACCTAAATTTTCTTCATTAGCTTCCATATGGTTGCTAACCGCAAATTCAAGTGATCGCTCCTCAATAGCCTTCTGTGTCTCCTCCGGAATAGCGAAGTCGAGTAAGGCTTCTTTACTGCCTGGCATGAAAATAGGAATTTTTGATAATTTTTCGCCCATAGCTTTGTTCGCTGCACCCCATACTGTTTTGGATTGCTCCTCCTGTTCTGGGGTCCAGACTGCTTCTGCTGCTGCTACTGGAATTTCTTCTTCAGGTTCCGGAAGAATAATTTTCTCCTTCACCTCCTGGAGTTTCTTCATGGCCTGTCCACCTTCTTGTGCCAGTCCCATCTTGTTAATCTCCAATTCTTCTTCTTCAACTTGCGCGGGATCCACGTTGTATGTCTTCTCGACATGCTTACGAAGCGTTGATTCCTTTGCTGCGAGTTTAGGATTCTCTAACAATCTTGCCAGTATAATTGCATCCATATAATCCATGTTTGCAACATCTACACTATTAAGACGGTTAAATACATCCGCACTCATTACTCCCGTTGTCTTCACAAACTCGTTAAACAAAGCCACATCATCATTCGCGAAATTAGTCTTTGGCTTTAAAGCGAGCTTGCCAGTAAGTTCTTCTTTCTCACTGGTAAGAGTCTGTACCTGTTGTCTCAACAAGTCGGCTTCTTTGAGGGTTTTAGGGATATCCTTCTTTTTAAGATCATCTACTGATGTGAACTGATCACCGAAAATCTCTTTCAGTATGCCAGTTGCATCGGGAGGTGTTCCTGCTTCGTCTAGTTTGGGGGGATCGACCTTTGGCGGGTCTTCTACCTTTGGTGGTGGATCGACTTTTGGTGGATCATCTACCTTTTGGGGATCCTCTACTTTTGGTGGTGGATCAACCTTTGGGGGATCCTCACCTAATTGCGCTGCTAATTCTGCCGGATCGATAAGATCTTTCAGCGCGTCAAATTCTTCTTTTCTGCCTTCAATGTTTTTTAGTGCCATAGCAATTATTTTATGTTACAAATATACGAATTATTATGCCGGTACGGGTTGTTTCTCTGTTGCGCCCTGCTCAACGGACTTCATGGTTGATTGTAGGGCTATCTCCTCTAGCTTGCGTTCATGATCCTTTACCTTATATTCTTCCGTTAATTCTAATTTAGCCTTCTCAAACCTAATCTTTTCGTCAGTCTCAAGCTTAGTCTTTTCAGTTTCAAGCTTATTCTTCATTTGTATGCCTTCCTGTTCTCTCTGTTTATCTATTTCCATGTTCTCTCTCTGGAGCTGAAGCTGCTTTTCTTTGTTCTTTCTACTCCTGTAATTAAGATATGCTTCAGCGTATTTTAGGTTCCCATTCTCCAATGTTCTTTCGATAAGCAGGAAATCAGGTAACTCAATACTCTTTGTTCCATCTTTGTCTGGTTGCATAGCAGCAATAGCAGCCGCACGAATAGTCTCTTTCCTCTTGTCTGTAGGTTTAGCTTCATACTTGATATAGTAATTAGCATCTACCACATCTGCGCTCACGCTCAATATCTGTACTCCTGCCCTACCAAATACCGGGACATATCCCTCCAGAGCTTTCTTATTATGCTTAATGAGTAACTGCATCCGCATACAGGCGTTCTTAGCTACTTTCTCCTTCGTGGCTATATAAGCTGAATAAATCGGTCTTAAAGCGTTGTTTGTAGCTGCAATGGCTAGTTCTGATCCTCCGACTGACTGTTCGGGATTAGGGGTAGAGGCATCCGCTATCTGGTTTATACCCGTTACCTCACGAATGAAGTTAATATACAGCTCAAATATCTTTATAAACTCATCCAGCTGAGTTCCAATACCTCCCTGTAGCTCCTGGACCGGCCTGTATCCTCCTGGGATATTCAGTTGTCCCTTATGGGTTGTGGCTTTATAGATGAGATCTCCATTCTGTTTTCTCATCTTCAGAAGCTCTAAGGGTTTCATCTTATTACCTCCTAGCTTCATATTCATTAAGGAAGTATATTCGATAGATATACCTGCTGGTGCTGCCTGAGCAAGTGCGTTTTGAAGTTTTATGTGTGCCAGAGCTATCTGGTGAACGCATGGCTCAGCTGACTGAACAATGGCTTTTTCATCATATTTGTAGAAATGATAGGATAAAGCAACCTCTTTCCCGTCTGGTCGGGGTATGTCATGCTGTAGTCCAAAATCAAAAACTATATCTGAACCTATGACCCATTGGCCCTTATAAACAACATGGATATTATATACATTAGTTTTTTTCTTCTCTGAGTCCTTTATTACTCCCCAGTCTTCTTCGTATAAGAGATCTGATCCGTACTTAGTTGCTCTCTTTGTCCAGTACTCACTATTGATAGACTTCCATTCAAAATCCAGAACATCAAGTAAGAAACTATTCCAAGCACACCCACCACCTTTTGAGTAATCCGTCCCTATCTGGGCATCACTTAATTGAGGATTACCATTAATCCCATTATACCCCTTTGCCAGTTCTTGTAGTTTTAAAAGATCAACTTTCGGATCCTGCTTAACGATTGTAGCTACTGACACCTGAGTTACCTCACCTCCAAATGTCATATCCCTATAGTCATTCCTTTTTGAGAACTGTCCTATGAACATTGCCGGATCGACATATCTGGCTTTTACTTTCTTGGCGTAATTATCAGTATAATCCTTCGCACAGCACGCATTGAATGTAAAAATGTCTTTTATTAGCTTCTTCTTTATCTCCTTCCAATCAGAGATGTAAAAAGTATAATCCAGACCTTCCTCTATCTCTGTCTCCCTGGATAGCTTAAATCCTCCCATCCCGGTGTATAAATCCAACTCATCAACCGATTCAGGCATAAACTGATTATCATTATCAATACCCAGTCCTTTTTCTATTTCACCGATAATCTCACGATAATTCATGTTAAAAGCTGTCCGGAGCTTTTCTTCTTCTTTCTCCTTTGAGCTTTTAGGATCTACAGCTGTAGCTATTACCTGATGATCTGTTTGCTCCATCATACCCTCTACTACTCTGAGAAACTTAGGCATCACTGAGAATACGTCAAAGGAAACATTCATGTAGCCCTCTACTCCTGATCCGTCTTCACTCTCATCCAATAATATTTTCTGGTATTTGCTAACATCCTGATTACCGTTAGCTAGGTCACGAAGCTCTCCTATCTCTCTTATCTTACTGTATGGGATAGCCGTTTTGTCCCTGAGCCATAAAGAAAGCATGGCTTCGCCAAATTTCTTTGCCCATCCCTTGTCCTTTAACTTAGGATCGATATTGTCATCAGGGAAGGGGAATGCGCCTGTGCTATACTTCGTAAAATAGGGTACTGACATGCCTTTATTTTTGTATAAAGTTATAACAATTATTTCACTGGATAGTATCTTTTCTTCACATAACTATCCAGATCATACTCCTTGTCTTGTAATTCTGCAACCTCATCATAGATGCCATGGGTGCCTAAGAGCGCATATCCACCAGCTGTAAATAAGTCATAATTAGTCATATCTTCCGGTCCTTCTATGTCCCTACATTCCTCCAGGATCTCTATATGAACTTCATCATCAGCCTCATTCTCTATCCATGTCATCCACTCTGTAAAAATATCCTGTTTGATCTTCTCATTAGTACTGCCCCCTGGGGTCTTGCCAAATTCAAAGGTCTTTGGATCAACCTTGTAAAGCAGATACCCTGAATATCCTCTCTCATCAAAATAGTCCCATAGGAAAGGGATGTTTATCTCCGGGAACATCTGTACTCCGTAATAGACACACATCATCAACATATCCTCGCCATAGATATTCTTATCGTAAGTTCTATTGTTGTAGGTGCAGGCAAACCTTCTTTTCATGGAGAAATCTTCATCCTTAATCCTTCCTTTCTTAACAACGGCACCACTACCATTAGATTTACGGTTCCCTTCTGTCTTATTAAACTTGAAGGGGTCACCCCCGGCCACACCCCATATCATGTTACCTGGCATCCATGTCTCCATCTCGTCACTCCACCATTTCCTATTCGCTTCATTGGGATCTAACTGCTGGCTTAATATAAACTTACCATTAGGGTGTTCTGTAAATATAACTTTGGAGTCTTTTTTATTATCCTTCCAGCTGAAGTTACCACAAATTGTCTGTGTCTTAGCAAATGACAAGTCATCGATATATGTCTCCAGTTTAAGCATATTAAACCCTGATGATTTGGCTGCGGTACGAAAACATTCCGCAAAACGTAATGGGTAAAGACGTATCTCCTCCGATAGCCCCTCCTGGTCGCCTAAGTCGATGTATCCTTTCCTACGGTTAAGTAACCATTCCCTTGCTCCTATCTTATGTCCGGTATATTCTATCTGTTGCTTTGTAGGAATACCCGTAATACTCATTCCATATTCATCTATAAACCCCTGCAACCCATCATCTGCGGAGATGAACAATGTAGCCAGTCCGGACGGTGTTTGTCCGTTTGGTGTCCTCTGGTAGTAATCGCTCATCTTGCACTGGTGCTTAAATGCCTTTCCTCCCCCTCTCTCCATCTCTCCTACCGTTGAGGTCTTAACTGTAAAGCCTATTATTTCAGATCCCATTACCAGACACTCTTTCACAACGGTGTGTCGATCCCAGCACGATAAGCCCTTTTTAAGCTTACCTACTTCATCGTCATGATGGAAGTATAATTTATCTCCGTCATACGCTGAGGGATCGGCTATCTCATAGTTTATACCCGATTCCAGACCTAGCTCAGATGAGCTTAATGATCCTCTGGATGAAAGTCTCTTTGCCGGTGGAGAGAATGATAACTCTGTCTTAGGAGAGGTAGATCCTTCATAGTTAGGTTTGAAAAAGAATGGTAGTTTCTTCCATGGGGCTACCAGGTGTCTTAGGAAGCATTTACGGGACTGAACATCATTCATGGACTGTATTCCTCCAAAGGCTCCTCCGGTACGGCTTATTATCTCATAGCCTATACACTCAGCTTTGTATGTCGCGCCCTCGCGCCTGTGCTTAGGGTAGTTGAACCCATAGAATAAACGCTTATCAAACTCTATCCACTCATATCCACCCGTCCCGTCATCTACTGCGAACCCTTTCTCATTACATTTGGGTGACTTCGTTTCGTTAAATATCTTCCTGGCAAAGAGAAAAAACCTCCTGTCCCTGTCCCTGTACTTGGGTAATCCGACATCAATGGTCCACCATGCGCAATAAAAAAAGTGCCATCCATCAATATATGTTGGCACCCCATTGTTATAAAACCAGTATCCATTTAACCGGTAATCCCACATCTGCTCAATAAACGCTATCTCCTCGCTGTAAATATCCTGGTGATCATCCAGCTCTACCCATATCTCATCAAGGGTTTCAAATTTCTTCTGAACCTCTTTTAATCGTCTTGGTAATTTAGGGGGATGCCATTTCTGTTCCCTGGCCGGTAATCCAAATCCTTCTATCAGATGAAACTCTGGAGGATCGGGTAGGTCTATCTTTATCGGAACCATGTCTTTATCCTCTGTATTCACCCATACGAATCGTGGCGCATCCTCATATTGTGCTAATATCTGAGTATCCACCTCCTTACCGTACCGTTTCATGAGATAAAGCGGGTCCATTATTTGTATCTTTTTCTAACTAGTCTTAATGGGTTATCAGGGTTTACACGAACTGTACCTTTTTGACGGGGATTTCTTTCTGACAATAGGATCTTGCCACTCTCCGTATAATATCCCTCGTAAAAATTTACATCAGCTCTCTCTATTATTTTATTCAGGTATTGCATACTAGGATCATCTTTTAACCCCCTACAATGATCATGTCCTGATCCTATCCCTCCTCTTCCGGGCATTCCTTTTATCCCTACTGAAAGATATCCGTCAAAGAATAACCGCTTATTAGGTGTCTTTTTCCAAAATCCAACATCAATAAATTGACGATGCAGATTATCCTCAAAATAAGAAATAGCGTCTATTGTAAAGGCTGTCTGAAATAAGCTTGCGTGATGTCTGTTATTATGGATCATAAATTTTCGATGTACCACATTGTAATATATCGTATTTGTTTCTCCCCAGATCCAATAATTTTGCTTTGCCATCATCATTTTTTCAAGATAGTAAGGCTTATAATAATCATCGTCCTCTATTATAAATATCGCTTCTATGTTTTCAAGATCACAATTATTTCTCATTGTCTCAAGTCCAGCCTTAGTATTTCGTTCCTGAGTATTTTGCCCTACCTCCCACGTAGGCTCAGGATAGGTTTTAATTATAGTCCAATTTTCCCTAAAGTCTTCAGTGATAATATCTGTTGTAACAGGAACAGCATCGTCAATTATTATCCATGTGACGGCCCCTGTGTAAGTTTGGTTTTTCATCCATCTTACACACAGCTCAAATTGGTCTTTTCTTGCTCCGGTAGGCGTTATTAATACTATAGTTCCCTTTTTTTCTTCCTCCCATGGTTCTATTTCTGCTTGTCCTCGTCTAACTCTCTCTTTTCTCGTCCCTGCTGTGTCGTGCTTGATCCATTCCCCGGGAACGGCTGACCAAGCGATTCCTTTTCCATGAGTATGTCCAAGTCCAGGTAAGCACTTAATTATTTTATCTGTCAATCCTTGCTTATGTATATCCAGGGCAGCCTTGTAACATGGCGAGCCGTGATGAACGTACTTGTGAAATTTATAATACTCACTTATCTGTAATAGTTGAAAAAACGGATGTAGCATGTACATAAAGGGTTGGTCTTTATGTTCAGGGAAATGTCCGTATTCGTGTCCATCGTATGCCGTTTTCTCAGTATATCCGACCCCATATGTGTCCTCCTCCATCATATCAAGCATCTTTTGTATAGGGCTTTTATGCATTACTATATCAGAGTCAAAAATAAGAGCAAACCTTGTTTCACATATCCCTATTGCCATATCCATTCCCCTACCATGGCCTATGTTGTAGCCCCCCGCATATACGGTAGTTATATCTGATGCGAGTGAACGAGCATATAAATAGCAAGGATCTGTTTTGTCTGAACCATCAATGATAATAATTTTCATGTCAGGGTGAAACTTCCTAACAGACTCATATGCGTTCTGTAACAACTCTAAGGTGTTATGAGATACTACTATCCCTGTAATATCCTTCATTGAATTTTGTGTTATTGATGTCATTATGAGTGTGTATGTAGTTTAAATTCTATTGGTTTAGTATCAAATCCATCTCTGGTAAAACCATCTATTAATTGATATTCTATCTCTAATGACCAGGCACAAAAACAAAAAGATAACTGATCCCTATGAGTGAATCGTTTATACATCTGATCCCATAATATCATAAGGTCGTGAACCTCTTTACAGTTCCTTCTTATCATTACCCCATTTTCAGCTAATCCATAATGCTTAGGATAGCCCATTTCCCGGAGATAAGCAAGTTGTTTATTAATATTATCTCTCCCTACAAGCCCTAGCCTCCGACATTCTTCCCCTTCATCATATATACAATCCCTCCAAGGATGTTTGAATACCGCGATAGGATGTTTCTTAAGGTATTTATTAATTAATTTACCCGGTGACTCCAATAACTCCATATTACCATCTATGTAAATTGAATGCTTATAATCGGGTAAGTAAATGTAAGGATGAAATTTATACTTTCTCGACTCCCTTCTCAGGTTGGGTCCGTTGGGTTTAACTTTAATTACCTTATAATCATCCGTTTCTATATTTTGGTCTGTGAATAAAAAGAAATCAGCCTCCTCTTTAAATTCCTTTTTTACCTCATTGAGGCGATCAAAAGGACCCATGATAACAGTATAGACAGCTATCCTCGGCCCTTTATATGCTGTGTTACGAACTGTCCTACGAAAGTTGGAGTGCTGTAATTTTTTGTCCATGCTTTTTGTTCTTTTGCTTTTTGTATTCTATAATCTGGGTTTGTAATAAGCTCATACAGGAGTGCAAGGAAATTATCATAAGAAGCCCATACTACCGGAGGTGGAGGGAAATATTTACTCGTATCTGGTTCAATTCCCCCTGTGATAACACAAGCCCCTAACATCATGGCTTCAATACCTGACTTCCCTAGTCCTCCATTATATATTATCTCCCCTCCCCATCTATCTTGTGGTACATCGGGGTTCTTGTAGATCATCTGGTCAATAAAAATATTAGCCTTGAGCTTTAACTTCAAACAATCGGTCATTGAAAGACCTTGTATATTGACATATTCAAAACCATGTCTGTTTTTAAGCTTTTTAATCACATCCATTATAAATGGTGTTCCCTTATATCTGGCCTTAATGGAGTTATTAGGAGAATGAGCTATTATTGGTTTTTCCTGATTTTTATATGATCCCTGGGCTGCTACGCTTATAGTCTGATAAATAGGCTTATAGGGATGGTGTATGAATGGATCCTTGTCAGGCATGGCATAATGGACTATTTTATTTTCAGTAATAAATTGATCTACCCACTTCCAGTACCTACATGCCGCACTCTCACTATCAATGAAGGCCACCGACCTAAACCTTTTCTTCTTTATATCTCCAGATATAACCATAGCTTTTAAGGCCGCATAACCTATAATTATCAGGTGTTTTTCTTTTATTGCTTTCCCGCCTTCCCAGAATATTCCCTGTCGTGCCTTTTTGCCAAAGAAATTATTATACTGAGTTAGGATCACATACAAATTACAACCTATCGCGTCTGCCAGGAATGGAGCTGCAAACAATGAACTTTCTTCAGCGAAAATAGCAACATCTCTCATACTAATACTCTTTTAAAAAACTCAACTAACTGCTTAAATAATGCATCCCCATTTTTTATATGATCAAATACTCCACCTCCGGGAATATTATTTATATCGATGAGGTAAAGTTTTCCTGTACTATTATCCCTTACAGCATCTATCTCTCCCAGGTCGAAGCCTGATTCTCTACAGAACCATTTAACCTTTCCAACTTCGTCTATTGAAAGGTACTCATCAGTCATGGCTGTATAGTATTTTCTCTCTGTTGATAACTCAACCTCAAAACTACCTTCAATGGTTTTGGTCTTTATAAACAAAAATGGTATTTGTCCTCTGAATATCGGGATACGAATATCATATATGGATCCTATCGATGATCTGTTATCGATAAGTTTCTGATATATCCACCCCTCCTTCTGGCTACATGGGGTCTTTACAAACTCCCCATCATGTGCTGATTGACGATTACTTTTACAAATGCAATATCCACGTTTTCTAGTATCGGCAAGACTACTATAACCAAATGCTGCTTTGAAATGACGCTCAACTGCCAATTTTGTCACATCATTTAGGTGTCTATTGAATACCAACCTTTGATCTTTTAATAATTTCTCCGAGGTTTTGTTAATATCTTTATGGTTCCAGTGTACAGCCACATCCCATTTAGAATTGATATCGTTAGTCAACTCATACCCTAGAGCCTTAAAATATTTTATAGTTTTACTAAGGGTGTGTCCCTGATGTTGAATGGGGGCGTCAGGATAAAAAAGTACTTTCATGGTTAATCCTCCATCTTTTTAATTTTATAAGAATTATCTCCTGGCTCCATAAATGGTTCGTAAAAATACTTGCCCTTCCTCATGCATATCCATTGTTCTGCAAAGTACCTGAAATCGTGATCAAGTGAGTCAATCTTAGGTAATCCGTCTATATGCTCCCTGTTAAACCACCAGAAATTACCCGAGAAATGATTTGGACTCCCTAAGAAATTTACAGCGGAGACATCATATCCATCAATGACTCTTTCATAGTGCTCCTTCCATCTATTTATAACAAATTCATTCAACCACCCTCTCCAGTGATTCATCCTTGTTATTAGTGGTGAAGTTACAGCTTTTGTATGAAAATAAAAGCCTACATAACTGGAATTATCGTCTTCAATTAACTGAATGGTCCGGAACTCGTAATCTTGAGGTTCTTCAGAATGATAACGAATGACCAGCTTTGGGTATATCTCTATGAAATACTTGTTTAGTAATTCCAACTCCTCATTGCTTCCTATGCATCCTATATTGATCTCCTCACATGCATCATAAAGACCGGAGTAGATAAGGATCCTCATTTGTTCTGAAATTATTGAGTACCAGTGGTTAATCGCGAAAATGTGCCAGAACCCCTTAATTACCATATCTTTATCTAATTAAATTTCCAAATAAATCCTTTACATGTTTTCTGTCTCCCATGACAAGTATTACTAATATCCCAAGATCCAGCATTCACCGCCTTTGTAGCTTCTGTTATAGAACGATAGGTTTGTATATATTCTCCTGATAAAGAATATTGATTAACGGCCTTTGCTTTTTTTGTATGTCTTCCTATTTTTAATAATGTCATTTTTGCTATTACTTCTGGAGAGTGCCGCCTTCCTTTATTCCTCCCTATTGCTGCTTTACTCATTTTTTGCCGGGTTTCTATAGAATACTTCTTACCCTTATGCGCCTTACTGACGGCTGCTTTTTGTTTATCTGAGCATACATATGAACCGTTTCTATTTCTGGTTTCTACTCCTTTTCTCTTACTTTCTTCAGAGGGAATTATTCCTATATGAGATTTAGATATTTTTTGTTTTGTTTCTTCTGTTAAAATTCTATTATAGCCACCTATACTTAAGTTCAGGCCAAAGGGATGTATGCAATCATATTCTTTTATGTATTTCTGTTCTAAACCATTCAGGATGTTAATTGCTAAAGACTTATCTATTTTCTCATCAACTATTTCTAAAATTTCAAATTGATGGTTTGTAAATCCATGTTTTTTAAAAGAATTAAGTAAAGCTGGAGTATCATTTTTATTACATCTTGATTCATGTTCTTTTTTCCGTCTTTCTATTGCAATACTCTGACCTATATAGATCATTCCAATAGGGGATGTTATTTTATAAATACCTCTCATTTTATGGGGTTTTCTCCGTTTTGCATCTTCTTAGCTACATCTTCCGGGCGCAGCTTTAGCCTCTCGTCCTCCATATAACGTAATATCTCATCCCTTAGATATGGGTTATTGTCCTGGTTGATAATCTCCATCATCGTATCTTCCAGCTCCATCTGTATGCTCCGGGCATCACTGATCCTCTTTGTCTCTCCTCCCATGATATCTACCATGAGTGTGAAATAACTGGCCTCTATGCTCACCAGGAAGGCATACTTGAAGTTGCGATGCAGCCGTACATACTCGACAATCTTCTTATTGACAACCCTATTCTTTCCTTTAAGTAGATCCTCAATAGGAGATTCAAACATCCCTCCTCCTATATCCTGAAATTCAACATCGTGTGCTGTTTCTACCTTACGCTTAAGTACATCTGAATATTTCTTACGATATGGCGAGTTTTTGTCATACATGCATAATATGTACTGCATCAACTTGTTATTATCAATCCCCTCTCCCGGGTTCAGCTTAAACGTTCTTACCTTGGATAGGTCTTTATAGAATTTTAATATATTGGTTCCCTCCGGTACCCGGACAGGATTATACATCATTGATGTAAATTCTTTATCTACAAATTGACTTTTCATTGTGTTTTAAGATCTCTTATAAATTTTGTTATCTCATTTAGTAATTTATCTGATAATATGATCTGTTCATGCCACCAAGGACATTCAGGATGATAGCAGTATTCTTCGATAAATAAATCCCATTTCAGTACTCCAATCTTTACCCCTTTTTTACTATCAGGGTAATCGTAATAACTATGCATCGCGTTCCAACTAGGCTTACCATCACATTCTTCTCCTTCTTCAAATCTGATTATATTACTGGTTATCTGATAATCCACTACTTTTCATAAATCGCTAATATATATCTGCGTTGAATCCTCCAATACTTACGTCCTCCATCGATCTTAGCATGTAAATCATACTCCAGGGGAATATCCGATATCCGTTTTAAAACGACTACATCATCCACAACGATATCTACTCCATTGTCCGTATGGTGTGAGTCCACATATTCTTCATTGGGTGTCCCGCAATGCGCAACCTTCCCATAAACAACATCTTTATTAGATTTTTCCCCCAGGTCTAATTGTATCAGGCCGACTTTCTCCATTCGCTCTTTCATCCTGATCTTCTCCGGATTATCTATAGGCTCTATCAGACAATAACCATTAACGGGTATTAACACACCATCCCTGACAATAGCATATATATTCTGGTAGGTAATAATCACATACCGGTCCTCTCCCTCAATGACAGCCTTATATGATTCAGGTCTGAAACAATTAACGACTGCCAGGTAATATAAAACTACCCTATCGCCCATCTTTACTTCGAGTGGTGTTTTCCATGGCATACCCAGATTAGGCTTGCCTGTATAAAGGAGATTAGTTGGTAATCCGTAAACCTCGCCTGTTACCGTTGCGTGCTTCTCGGGATCAAATGATGTATCCAGGTAGATCTCTGAACCATCCTTGAATTTTATTGACTCATTAGTTTTATCCAGTTTAATGAGAACATTATTGCCGAATGTCTTTCTTGGTTTCATAGTCTTTATTTTTTATTGCGACCACCTGGCCGTCAATCTCTTGAAATCGTATATGTCCTTTCTTCTCTAACTTTCTCCAGTGTTCCAGAACTTGTCTCTTTGCTGCCCTGTTCATATTATTGAACGCAGTAAGCTCATTCTTATTGAGATTAATACGCTGGCCCTTATACTCGAGTACAGTATAAAAGTTTTTAAGATCCAACTCCTGAGCTTTGAATTTAGGCTTTTCCTTCGGTAGTGGTGTTACCGGTCTATCCCAAAGCCATTGTTTAAGGAATCTAAAAAAATTACCGATGACCGACAATATTCTCATTTCTTCCAGTCTGGATGAGGTTCGGGAGTCTGATTCCTAAATCTCTCATTAAGATCAGCTATCTCCGCTAACCCTTCTTTACGGATCTCGGGCCTGTTACTCTTAACCTTTACTGCAGCTACCGCCATAACATCCTGTATTAATTTTTTAGTAACACGCTCAGGCTTTTTGAGAATTTTCTCAATCTCTTTAACCTCCTTACTTTTCTTAACCACCTCCGGAACCTCCACCTTCGGAATACTAGCTGTAGATTTACTCTGGTCCACTAAAATATTTCCTCTTGATGATTTTTTAGGAACTGTCTTTTTTGAAACCACTAAGTTAACTTTCTTTTTAGCCATGATAATTATTTTTTTTGTTGACAATTTCTCATATCAAAATTACACCTTTTTTCTTAAATGGTTGGACATTATAATATTCAAGATTATTCTCTACAATAAAATTATTTCTAGCATTTACCGCAGATTCAATATTTTTAAATGATCCAAGGTAATATCTAACCCGATTAATGCCAATTATAGATTTCCACTTTTTCTTATCCTTACACCACACAACCCCAGTATATCCGGATGTGTTATTATTTGTAGTAATAGCTGTATAATTACGAGATCGATGGTATTTTCTCCTATTAAGAACCTGAACTCTTTTACTTGCCCATCTTAGATTACCAGGGACGTAATTACCATCATTATCTATTCGATCAAGGGAATAAGTTGGTGTTCCATAGTAAGGAAGTAATTTAATATAATCTATAAAGGCTTTTGGATCTCCTATCCAATTTTTCCATATAGAAATACCCCTAGCACCATAATATTTATAGTTGTGATCTTTTTTGCTATAACACCTAGCCCTAATAGTATTAAATATCAAATACTCTTTTTGATAAGACAGTCCATGTTTGTAGTTACATTTCATAATAGATAGGGTTTAAATGTCAGATCCCTCTCTGTTTCCAGAGAAGGATCCTCCATCATCTTGCTATGAAACAAGAAAGCAGAACTACCGTCGGCATCGGTATTCTCTACAAAGGTATATCTTTTTTCTTGTATCATAATTTTATAGGTAGTTAATTCACTACTTTATCATCATCTCCATAAGTCTTTAGGTACTCTTGAAATTCCTTATCCTTTTTATCCTCCTTAAGTCTTAATTTCTTATTTTGTTTTAAAATCAAATTTTCCCTCTTTATTCTTAACTTCTTCCTTTCTTTATCTTCTTCTCTTTCTTCTTTGTTGTCGCTTGCTTGTCGGTTGTTTGTCGGTTGTTTGCCAGCTAGCTTGTCGTTTTGCTTGTCGTTAAAGTCATCCATGGATTGATAATTATCATAATTACAGATAGTTATAATACTATATTTGTTTGTCGATTTGACTGCTATTTCGCCTGTCGATTTTAGCCTACTTATACAAGTGCGCAGAGATCGTACTGAAATACCAGTATTTTTACTTAGAGATTTTAATCCAGTGATAATCTGACCTCTCTTTAAAGGGATCCCTCTCCAGTCTCCATCCTCATATCTTGCCTTTAATAGTAAGTACGAAAACAGATGATACATATAAGGAGATGTAAACCATTCCCATTTTAAAAATTTTCGATGTGTCTTTACCCAGCCTTCCATAATTTACGGTTTTATGGTAAAGTGCAACTCCGGAGCCGTAATGGAAATTCTGAGAGAATAACCCTCCGGAGCGCACTTTATTTATATTAACTTATTAAGGTGTGTATTTATTACCTAATTGTTCAAACGGAGCTTCCAGGTCATTATCGATGATATACTTCTTTATCCTACCATGTAGCTCTGGTGCTTCTATCTGTAGGCGCATACTCACTCTCCTCATCATACTATAGTCTTTCTTGGTAGTTCCCCATAGATGGGTGTACTTAATGATATTTTCGATCTTAGAAGCATCCTTATCGATGACCTCAACCCTTTTCCTCATCTTATGCATCTTAATAAGACATGCAGCGAAATATTGCTCATGGAATAGGTTCTGGTGTATCATCATCTCCGCATAATCCTTAAAGAATAAAGTCTGGTTCTCTGGTGCGAAGATATATTCAGCACTACACTCTATCCACTCCTTAAAGAAATCAAGATTATGACCTCCACAGATACCACAGTTATAAGCATAGTCCTTAACTTCGTTATCAACTATCTTCTTGGGGCGCACCTTAGCTTTCCTCCAGGGCTTCTTTAATAGCTTATAATAACTATAGCCGGGTATTTTAAATGGCTCCTGGCTCTGGAAGCACAGCTCAGCGTTAAGGATACGCTCAGGGAGAGGATCCCACAGGAATACATCATTATCCAGATGTACGAAGGGTTTATCTTGCGCACAATAGGCCATTAGCTTACCGTAGGCCCAGAAGAATCTCGATACAGGAGCTTTGGGATCATTCATCTTATTAAGGATCCGGGAATAGGAAGTAACAGGTAGTCCTAATTTCTCGAACATATCAATGCCCCAGTCATTACTCACTATCTCAACCTCTTTAAAGTGCTTTGAGGCGCACCACACAGCCAGCCCTGTTGTATATAGGAAGTCGCTGAATTTTAAAAAACCACATTTATTGATGAAATCGTCTTCAGGATTGAAGTACGAGAATACCGCTTTCTCTATCATATTGCCGAATTTAATAGATTAATAAAAAAGGCCGGAGCATGATCACCCCGGCCAGGGTTAATAAGTAAGGGTTAAACGTACTTGCCACCAAGCACATCTCCCAGATAATATCCTACAGTGTCAGCATAACCGGCACATAGTATTGCTTTCGCTGTCACAAATCTCCACTCCCATTCGTCGCGGTCAATCAGTTTTGTGACACACTTATGATTACTCATAAACTGATCTCCGTCTGTTGGAGCTGTTATTCCCCTTTTCTCTATTACGAGACATTTCAGGTCAACATGAGATACTACTTGAATTAATCGATGATCTGCCATTGTATTATAGTTTTATAGTTATTAAATTATAAGCCTGAAGCTTCAATAGTCCCCAGGACAGCGTGTTTGCGCATAACAAAATTATCCTGACTTATAGGACCAGGAATTTCTGTCTTTACTACCTCCGTCCATTGGTTCCTGGACTCTTTGATGGGTTTCGATTCGGGTTCATGAATCTCCACAACAGTGTACTTGATCTCGACCTTTACTTTAACATAATGTGTTGGTGCTGCCATGATCTTATGTTTTTATACCCATTTTCCACCAAGAACATCACCTAGATAGTACCCTGTAGTATCCGCGTATCCTGAACAAAGTATTGCCTTTGCTGTTGCCCATCTCCAGTCCCAGTCGTTAATATCAATCCAATTGATACGACATGGGTATTTCTGGACCCATTGCTTTTCCCTAACCTCCAATGGTGCTTCATCCCCTGGATCACTATGTTCGATAGCCTGCTTGTTAAGGAGGGCCCAGAGTTTAATGCTTGCTCTTACTCTTGTAACTGCCATGATTTTAGATTTATAGGTTAAGTAATGATTGGTACATAAGCGGACTTAACAATACTGTAAACCGTCTTAGTGCCATCCGTTGCATAGGCACGCACATAGAATATAGTTCCAGGAAAAGCACTCGCATCGTCTGTGCCTGTAATGACTTCATCAGTATCAGCCCATACAGGAGTCTCATTAGCTGCTGTTATAGACTCTGCGGAAAAATCAGGGTGGGTATCCAATAGGAATCCACATGTGGTTGCTACACCATTGCTCCTTACCTTACCGGACATAGTGATAATACCTGCATCGCTTACACATACATCACCGAGCCATACTTCGGGGGGATCACCTTCGATTAGCTGCCAGCCACGATCTATGACCTTGACAACATCTCCATGTCTCTGTTTGTATTCCAGAAAAGGAAGTTCGTAAACGGGCGAATCAACTGTTATATGCTGTTGTGGCCCATCTTTCCCCGGACGGTTCTGTGCATTGCCTTTCATCGTAATCTCAGACAACAGAACACTAAACCGGGCTTTTACTTTTACACTTTTTACTACTGCCATTTTACACTTTTAATTTATAATGGTTTTACTTAATATAGTACATGTAAAGTTATGGCTTTTTTCTTAGCAGCGCAAAAATACCAGCATTTTCTTCATCATCGATAGGATTATTGCATACAATGAAAGTTAATATCTTAGGGATCTCTTCTGAATAAACATGTGGCATAACGGTCCAGGTATGCTCTAATATTAGCGAACACAGGCTATGACAATTAAAGATAGCGCCACCAACACCATTTCGTCTGACCAGGTAGGTAGTACCCTTAGATATAAAAAATTCACCCCTTATATCTCCTTCAAAGACATCAACGAATGAATTATTATTCTCTACCGGGTTAAGCTCCAAGAAGGTAACAGCCTTATGGGACATGATAACTAACCCACGCTGGGTAAATGATACGGTAGCTATTCCCTTCCGGGATCTACCACCAATATTTTCTTTGGTTAGCTTCTTTAGTTCCATGGCTAGCGTAGCTTCTTTTCAAGTAACTCAAATGCTCTCTCAAAGGCTGCTTTCTCTGCTGCTGGGCGTGATATAAATTCCTGAGCCTCAGCTAGTGTGTGGATATCATCATTATTATAACATCCAAATATATCATAATACCAATCTGTTATTTTAGGACCTATTGATGTTTCTATAAACAGATCATTCTCATCAAAGAAGTCAAATAGTCTTCTTGTGCTCATCTGCGATAGGTCTATACTCTCCCCTACTAATATCTTCCAGTTTTCATCATCCCTATATGCCCCTACTTTTTCTTTCAACCAATAAAAGCATTTTTCATATGCCTTGGGATATTTCTCTTTTATTTCTTTCCAGTCCATGGTAATTAGTTTAGTTGTTCTTCAGTAAGTTCTAGTAATTTCATCGCAAGCTCTATACGCTTAGAGAGCCTATCTATTCTTTTCAGTAGTTCTAGGATACTCATATCTTCTCTGTTATTAAATCATTATATTCAGTTATCCACTCTACGAGTATCTTTCTATTGTCCCATAAATATCTCATAATAGCCGCCTGCACGTCGTTGAAGCGTTCTTCATCATGGATTAATTTAGGTTTAAGTCCTATCGGTGGTTTAGTTTCTAGCTTGTTAATATCTTCTATCCGAACATTTATTACAAACGCTCTTGTTAGTATATTATGTAAATCCACAAGCCCGTGTCCGTTATTACCTGTCATATAATATTTACCTTTATATGAAACGGCAATCTTACTATCTCGTTTATCAAATTGCTCCTGAGTCATACCTTTTCTCCTTCCTCTGGATCCACACTAGTTCGCCTCTCTATCACCAAGTCTTCTAGCTTAGAACACATACATGCCCCACAGATGTCATGCTTATGGGCAATAACAATAAGGTCATATAACAGCTCCTCTATAACGATCTTAATCAGATCTTCCTCATCAGGTGTTCCTCCATCGCACACATTCTTTAGCTTATACGCTTGCTTATTAAACCGGTGCAGGACAACATTCTCAGGCGCAGCTTTACTTATAGCACCTATACGCTCATACAAAATCTCAAATCTGTTCATAGCAGTAGTTACTTAAGTTTAGAAACATCAACAACTTCTACTTGGCCTTTAATAACCGTAGGAGGTTGACAATATACACCATCAGGTCCATGGGAGTTGTAAATCAATATCCCGGTTTCTAGGTATAGATCGAGAACTTCAGATGGAGAAAGCTTTTTTCCTCCACTTATTATACCACTAATACTGTCTATCTCAATGGCTATACCATTCTTTTCACCAGGCTTTAAATCGACACCTCTTAGAACACTAGGTGTAATAACAGCCACACCAGCACTAATGGCTAATGTCTTTAAAAATTCATCTCTGTTCATAGCAATATATGTTAGTTATTCCATCTCTTTTAACTTCAGCTCCAGGTAAGCAATATCGTTACTCACAAAGCCATCAAAACAATCAGCCTGGAAGTTACGGCACAGCTTAGCTATCTCCTCTATACTAAGGAAATAAACATCCTTCTGCTTAAACAGCGTCTTACCATCCTTAGTGTAGGAGACTCGTGTCAGGTTCGTTGGTATTATTATGATTTCTTTTTAAATAGTTTAATGATTTTAACTCTTAATGTGTCCCTGAAGAATAAATGCTTAACATTAATCCATTGCTCATCGGTCATCGATGTCATATTTATTGATATGCTTTTTTCCCCAAGCAGATCGTACTGGACATTATTCTTCTCAAGGGTTTTTATAATTCTGACCCTTCTCGGTTTCCTAAATATAATAGCTAATATAATTTTAACCCATTGTCCCTCTTTTTGATAAACTATTTGTAATTCATTCTCCTTGGTGAATTGAATATAAACACCAAATACTTTAATACTCCATTTACAATTATGCATAATTTATAGTTTAGCTCCGAGCCGCGCAACAAAACAGCCGCCTCTCTCGAAAATTATTTTTTAGGTCTATCAAGTAGATCTCCCATACTCTTACCAAGCAAATCTATCAGATCAGCACTACCGTACAACACCAACGGCCTCACAGTAGCCTTGTGTACCACTAAGTCAACAACATCTCCCGGAACATCATCTTCATCGTCATACAGATCCAGTAGCATCAGATGAGTAATATAACCCATCCCTGACATTATCTTAGCATACTCTATGACATCTACCTTTTTCATTTCTTATCTTTATCTGGCCCTTTAACTATTAGAGCATTAACACAATACTTCATACAGAACAATGTATGCCGCTTATCACAAGTCTTACAGTCTTCAGGCGTTAATAGCCGTTTATGATTCTCAGGGTAATTCTTGTAATCTTCCATATCCTTATTTTTGTCTGTTATAACTCCTCAGATTCTTATTCCTTAAACCACCAGGCTGACTACCCAAATACCTGGTGCTACTCCTAATAATCAAATTGCCATTCTCAATTAAAATATTACGCCCTAAACGGGTGAATACATATGTTAACCGGTGAACAGGAATACCACTTAACTTACTCAATGTAGTCTTGGTCGTACAGGATACTATTAAGCAATCCTTCATATCACCTATATCAGTAATATCATCAACCACTACCATCATATAATCATCCCTGCTCTTGCTTTTCATTCTATTCTAATTCCATTTAGCCACACAACTCGACAAATATAAACTAAATTATCGAGATAGCCACACAGATGGACACTAAATAATTAAAAAAATTATAAAAAATTTTCTGAGTGTGTCCACCTGGGTCTTCTATATATACAAAATGGGCTCTAGTTCCCAGACCAAAACGCAAAACCCGAACCCGCCCCCCATTGTTCCTGCGCGTTCCTTACTTTTCTCTCAGGGTCTTAAAAGCGGTTTCCTGCTCCCTATGGGCAAAAGCAAAGCAATTCTATATCCTTGATAGGGTAGGGGAGGGGTATAGCTTAAATCCCTGCCGTTATGTCTTATTTAACATAATAATAATTATAGGCTGCTTAGCTTGGGTGTGTTGTTGACTGTGTTAT